CGCCTCTGAAACGCTGACGGTGACGCAAGAAGATTGGTGTCTGGCGCCCATCGCATTTTCAGGAAACGTCGACATGGGCGGGCTCACCAGCAATACGGTCATGAACAAAATCTCAGGGGCTCCTCTTAACCCAGGTTCTCCAAATTACGTTTCGGGATGCTAAATATGAAGCGTTTCATCGCTCCGATCGTCGCTTTCTTCGCCGTCGAGTGGGGATGGTCTCAGTACGCCGTTGCCTGCACACTTATGCTCTGCGGCGCCGGCCTGCCTACGGTAATCAGCATTCTCACCACGCCGTCTAATCTTCCGGTCGTTGCCGCTTCTTTCAACCAGAGCAATGCCTCTGGCGTGACCGCCAATGCGCTTCAGCTCAATAGCGGGTCCGTCGGTGCGCTGGAGATGCCGTCGGACGTTAATGCTTCGGCCGCTGTCTACATCGAGGCGACCGTAAACACCAACAAGTCCTTTGGGGCGGGCCTAGAGGATTTGTTGGGTGGTTTGTTTCTTTCGGGGAATAATTCTCCTGGGCAGCCCACGTTCGGCATTACGCGAGATACGCTCGGCAGCAGCGCGAACAATTTCTGGCAGGCGTACAGCCCAGCCGGTTTTGGCAGCCCTCCAGGCGTGTCCGTGTCGGGGAGTTTCAACACGGGCTTCTTCGCTGGGACAGCGACCAATAACGGCTGTGTCCGAGCGCCAGCGGGCGTGTGGTTCTCGGGCGGGACTGTCTTCCAAGTTACCGATCCCGGCTTTGAGTGCCAGTCCGGGGGGCAGGTTGTCAATTTCGCGGCCGTCCCCGGTGTCGGCGCTAATCAGCACACGGGACCATCAGCGAGCCCGGCGCAGAGCGCGACCACTTGCGCGGTTGTCAACGGTCAGGCCGTCGTCACGGCGCATCTTGCGCTTGCGAGCGGCGTCGCGCCCGGTATGCAATACACGCTGGCTGGCTTCACGCCGAGCGGCTACAATTCCACGACCTACACTGCTCTGCAGGGAACGACGGACTCGCCAAACCCGACGCTTGTCGGCACGACGGGCGCAACGTCTTGCCCCGCCGCCGTCTCGACCGAAGGAACCGCACTCAGCGGGACAAGCGCGTCAGTAACCTTCCCGGCGATGACGACGACAAACATCCCTTGGGGAAATGGCTCGACAGGCGTCACCACGAATAACGGCCAGCACATCTGCTTGATGATCGGTGAAAACGGCGACGACTCGCAATTCCCCGGCACGGCTTACATCAGCGCCGTCGACGACAAGGGAAACGCTCTGCCGGGCTCACCGGCGCTTGTCCAGAACTCGAACACGGCGATGGCCAAATTCACTGGCTATACCACTGCAAGCTCGCAGGTGCTCACCGTCACCGCCATGATTCCGACCACGATCAGCAGCGCGGTCTATAACACTGGCACGAACCCGAACGGCACGATCACCTTCACGCTTGCTGCCAGCCCTGGGATCACCATCGGCTCAGAGTTCACCGTCTCCGGCATGGCGCCAAGCAGCGTCAATGGGACCTACGTCGCGCTGGCGGGAACCACGGGCACGACTCTCGTCGGCAATCAACTGACCGGTCCTGCCGGCGTTCTACAGCCGCTCAGCAATCCCGGCACGATCACGACGGCGACGACGCCCCAAGTCGTTTCCGTGATTATTCCTGGGATGCAAATTTTCGGTGGATACTCTCAGACCGGCATTATCATCCTGCCTTACGGGGCGCTGAGCACGACGGGAACTGGCGGCGCGGGAACTTATGCGCTTAGCTTTTCTCAGGGTACATGGACTGCCGCCGTCAACATCACGACCGGCGGCGTCATGACCGCCCCGAATGCCTCCTTCGGCGATAGCTGGGCTGTTGGCGAAAACATTTCGATCCCCAGCGCTTCATACACCGGAATCATTACAGGTTATTTGACGGGTACGGGTCAAAGCGGGACGTATCAGGTTTCTCCCTCTCCGGGGACAGCGATCACGGGGTCGCCCACGGCGACGATGGGGCCTCTGTTCTCGTCGGGCTCTCCTGGGACGATCTTCGCCTTTTCTGGCTTCCTGAACTCAGGCGCAGGCGTCGCCAGTTCGACGAACAACGTCCTGAACCCAATTTCTCAAGGCACGATTGGCGATCTGTTCTCGCCGGTTGGAAACAGCTCCACCGGCATAAACTCGACGGGTGCCGGGTGGGGCGGAGAAATCGGCAACGTCGGTATGCTCTACGGCGCTGCGCCGCTGGCGACGGCTGGCGCCCCGAGCACGACGGCGCTATCCTCTCTTTGCAAGAAGACCCAGACCGTGCAGCAGTTCGCTGCGGCGAATGGCATGACGGTTCATTCGCTTTATGCGCTGAACGACGTCGGGATCTTCGGCGATTCCGGCTATGCCGATTTCCACGGACACATTGCCGGATCGACGCTCACTGTCGACACGACGGACAGCGGCGCGTTGCCGGCCGTTTCGTCAAGCGTTCCGGTGGTCTATGTCACCGGCCCTGGTCTGCCTACTGCGGGTATTCAAATCACTTGCACGACGGCTTGCCCCGCTGGAGGCCCTTACACGCTTGCGTCGTCTGTCGGGACGATTGCCAGCGAGGCGATGAAGGCAGGCCTGTACAAGCCGGCGCTACCGACCGCCTCGAATACCTTCACTGGCTATATCGATGGACCCAGCAGCCCGACGAACACGACGCTGCATGTCACTGCACTGCCAACGTCCAGCGGATCCGCCACGTTCACCGGCGCCTTGGCCGGAACGACTCTGACCGTGAGCAGCGTCACCGGCACGATTCACGCTGGCCAATATGTCAGTGATGGCGGCGTAAACATCACGGGCCAGCCGCTCCTCATTGTGAGCGGCAGCGGCACGACTTGGACCGTCAACGGAAATTACTATCCATCGATCAGCGCCGAAGCGATGACGGCGTCGCTCAGCACAATCGTTCCTGGCGAATATCTCCAAAATTCTAGCCTGACGACGCCGGTCAAAGTGATCGGCTATGGTCCAGGACCCGGGTGCGCGACGAACTGCACGGCCGGCAATGGAGGTCTCGGAGCCTACACCCTCTCGACTGGAGCCAACGGCGCGCTCGCGTCATCGGGCTCGCCAGCGACCATCGTGGGCACGACGATCACGGATGGCGGCGTCATTGCGGCGGGTCCGGCACTAACCATTAAGGATCAGGGCCCTGGCGTCACGTTCGCGCTGGCGCCAGGCGCGACGACGGGGTCCCTCGTCCTATCGGGAACCTATGACACCTCGACGCTCGGCGGCACGCCCTCAGCCATCCAGGTCTTTGTCTCCAACTCCGCAAACGGCCCAGCTCTCTCCGGCTGCACGCCTTGCAATTGGGGGACGTTGACCGGGACAATCTCGGGTGGCGCATGGTCTGGGTCGATCTCGGGCATCCCCGCTGGAGGCCCGTACTCCATCTCGGTTCGCGCGGCGAACGGGATCGCCTATGCGACCCTGCCGAGCACGGTCAAGATCGGCATCATTCTTGACGCATGGGGAGAGGGTAATTTCGACGCCACGATCACGGCGCTTGGTGGAACTTTCTGGAATTATTACACTGGACTTTGGGGAGCGATCAACAGCGCATCTGACTTCAGTGGCAATGAGACCCTTGTGACTGGGCCGGTCATTCCCGGCACCAACAATTTCGTGCCGGCGCTATCTCTATCTGTTGCTGGGGATCGGTACGGCGTCACGGGAAGCTCCTCACCCGCTCTTCCTGAAGGGGTCGGATTCCTAGATCAAAACCTCGGGAACGGGATGGGAGTCCCCGTTTCATTCCTGAACTGGACACATGACGGCGTTGGCATCGGCCTGTTCACGCTCGGAAACTCGAACCAGACGCAAAGCATAGGTCTCGGCAACGGCTCGACCGTGGAGTGGTGCTCGGCGACGAAGCTCTGCTCCGGGGCTTCCGGCGGAACAGTCGGCCAGAGCGGCCCGCTATTCGACAACCACGCCAGCATGACCGGCGGATGGTTCGCGGGATCGATTACGGCATCGAGTGGGCAATCGATCCTGACAATCGGCTCATCAGGCCGGGTCGGCGGCGCTCTCATGCCCGGACAGATCGTGTCTGGCGCGGGCATCTCCGGCACGCCTAAACTCCTTTACTGCCAGTCCGGCTGCACTGTCGGCGCCGCGGGAACCGGAACCTTCGGCAACAGTTCGGTATGGCTCCTTGACACCTATCTCGGCGCGACGACCATCGGGCCGGAGGCGATGCGCGCGGATGTCGTCGGCGGATCGCCTTGGCCGAACTTCAACATTCAGGGGGCCGGCGCGCAATATGGTGTCACGGGCTTTGGGTCTTATCTGATCGAAGCGGGGACGTTCACGCTCACCGTCAATGGAACCGTGGTCTGCCAGGACTCGAACACCTTCGCCTACAACCAGATCTCCGGCAATTGCACAGGCGCTGGCATAGCGTCGAGCTTCGTCAACTATCAGACCGGCGATTATCAGGTCACGTTTACGACCGCGCCGGCTGCGAACGCGGTCATTACCGCTTCATGGACGAACATCATTTCGCCCGAGCCCGTCGCCTCGACGCAGTTCTCGCGTCCCCAAGGTCTTGATGCTTTCGGCAGTGGCGGGAGCCAGAGCGGTTGGGCATCATCCCTGTTTGCCCAAGCGCCGGGTGGCGTCAGTGGTCATATCTTCGCCAGCCCGACGACTGATCAGAGCTTCCTTTCCCAGGCAGGCGCAGTCAATGTTGGCTACCAGTATGGGGCGCCGGGATTCTCGCAAGAAGTGTCTTGGCTCTACAGCACCAAGTTCCCCACCATCCTGCCCAATGTCAGCGCCTCGACGCCCTTCATCACGATGGCGGAATGGCGATCTGAAGGCCCCGCTGTTCTCCAAAACTTTTCGCTCCAGTCTGGCGGGATTCTGGATCAGTTCGGGCAGGACTTGGTCACGCAGTCGACGTTCTCAGGAACGATCGCTGGCACGACGCTGACCCTCACTTCCGCGGCTTCCGGGCCGATGTGGGAGGGGGAGGTCATCGGCGGGACATCGCTCGGTTCGGAGACCGGCGTTTACATCACGAGCCTCCTTACCGGGACGTGGGGCGCGAACGGGTCGACCTATGCGATTGCTAACCCGTCGAGCCTCGCGACGACGAATACGGCCCTGTTCAACGACGTCTATTACAAAGGGTCGGCGCCGACGATCTACGCCGGTCCGGTGAATGACATCACAATCAATGAGTCGGGAGGGCTGAACGGAACCACTGCCGGCGGCTATCACGCTTGGAATGGTGAGGCTGGCGGAGGTCGCGTCGGAAGGCGTTCTGCGTCGCTAATCTACGGGGCATTCAAAAGCCCAGGGGTCAACTTCTCTCCCTACTCCAGTTCGCCTACCGCCGATCGTGTGACGGCGGATGCGGGCGGTTGCTTTGACATTGGCGCCACTTATGCGGCATCGGCGACGCCGACGAGCGCGAGTGGGAAAACCCTGACTTTCAATGGTCTCTCTGCGCACGCAAGGCCCATCGTTGTCGGGCAAGCGGTCACATGCTCCGGCTGCGCGTCGAGCCTGTTCGTCACTGCGGTCGACCACCCGCCGACACAGGACACGCGGGCTGGTCAAGGTCAGATCGGCTCGCTCAACAACGGCTTTGTCGTCACTCTCAATGCAGCGTCCAGTTGGACGAGCGGAGCCGTGACCTTCGGCTGCAAAGGGACGGCTGGAACCGGCTCTAGCTGCATCGATGTCGCGGTCTCGATCAACACGACGAGCGGGACCTTCGGCACGGCGGCTGCGCTCGCGACTTGCGGGGCGAACAATCTCAATGGCTCCGCTGCAAACTACAACCCTCCGACCGGCCCTTGCTCAGACAATGGCATCGGCGAGATCGTCCGGGCCTTCCGCATCGGCACGGTGCAAGCCATGTCGAGCGGCACGGCTGGTTCTGTATTCGATGATGGCATGGACATAGTCGGGGGGGTATTCAACCAGAATGCCGCCTTCACCTGCAACATCGTCGCGGCGAAAGTCGTTCAATGCGTGAAGGGTCCGTCGCAGTCGGCTGGCTCCTTCACCATCGGCCAGTGGTCGAGTGGAAGCACCTTCCTCAACTATGGCGACGCGTCCATCGTTTCGGGTCGCATCGCGTCGGTTCTTGCTCCTATCGGCGGCACGTCCTTCGCCTTCACATCTGGGTCCGGCTACACCAACGGCACGTTCTCGCAGCAGGCGACGTGTGGGACCCTTGCGAGCGGCGGTTATGCGCCCTGGTTTGATATCACGGTCGCCGGCGGCTCGATTGTCGATGTCTATCCATCCGCGGCGGCGCATTCTAGCCAGCAGCCGACCGGCCTTGGTGTTGGGTCGACATGCACGGTGCCCCTGACGCTAATCGTCGGCGGAACTGGAGCGGCTATCGCGACGATCCCCCTTGCCCCGACTGAAGGTTTGCCCGGCATTGGGACCTTCAACACCGATTCGAACACGATGGGCTTGATGCTTTACGACAACACGGGCTTTCCGGGGAACCCGCTAAATTCGTTCTTCGCAAAGACTTCGACGACCGTATTCGAGCCCGGAAACGCGCTGCGCCCGCTCGGCATGTTCCAGGGATTGGCGGTGAGTGGATAAAAAATCCACTCATTCGTATTTATTGCTTGACGTTTGCGTTTGCATTTGCTAATGAATTAGTATGAATCAAGGAGAACACATGCGATCACTCGCAACTGTAGCCGCCGGCTTGGCAATTGCCGGCGGCATATATCTTTCAGCACCGGCTTATTCGATGGAACTGTCTATCATTCCAGACTCCGGCGGTAAGACGGGGATTCTGGAAGGGACAATCGATGAGGAATCAGGTCTAGTTGCTCGTAGGTTTATCTTAGATCACAAGAAACTAGACACTCTCATCATTAGTTCTCCCGGTGGTGAAATAAGCAATGCAGAAGTTGTTGCGGAAGCAATTCACAATGCGCATCTAAAAACCGTCGTGTATGATACTTGCGCTTCTTCTTGTTTCGTTTTGTTTGTTGCTGGGACAGAGAAGGTTGCGATCGAATCAGCGCTAATCGGCATTCATTCTGCTGCAAAGACGGATGGTGAAACCAACGCTATGACGGAGAAAGCCACCGACGGCATGAACAAGGTTTTGCTCATGTACGGCGTTCCTCAGTCGCTCGTCGACATCCTGAAAGCAACCAAGCAGCCTGACATTCACTGGCTTACGGCTGATGAAGAGAAGTCTGCTGGCATCAAGATTATGGCAGAGTGATGGACCCGTTTGCTGATCGTATGGCCGTCGTTGGCTATCTCGCCGAGAGGCTAGACACTGTAAATAGCGAAGCCGGCAAGATGAGCATTGAGCACGCTATCAGGCTTCTGCTGGATAGCGTTGGCCAGATTATCCATCCGGACGATCTTCTATATATGAAGCCTAAAGGTATCGCTTGACCGACTGTCAAATATTATGGGCTATGATCGGTGTAGGAATTGTTTTCTACATCGGCATAGTCATCGGCAATGCCGAGTATGACGTAGAAGATCTGAAAAAGTTATGATCAATTGCCTATGAGATAGTTAACGATACCAGCAATAGAAATAATTCCGACTAGCAAGCATATAACAAATGTGTGCTCGCCTTCCCACTTAACTGGAAGCCATCTTAATCTTGGCAGTCTGAGAACGACACCAATGCGAGGGCCGCTTCGGCCTACGCTCATATAGCCCCTAGCCATGATAATTCGCTCCAAGAGCGTAAATAACAATCAGGACAACAACCACCCACATGAAGCCGTCGTATCGGCGTCTACCGCGCTGTTGAAGTGCGTCTGTGACACCAGCGGCTATCTTCTGCTCCAGATCGGACATCGTCGTTCTCCTTTCAACATGGAGTTATAGAGCATTGGGAATCAGGAGTCAATATGGCCCGGAGAAAAAAGTCAGTGGAGCAAATTGCTCCTGACGACTTTCCGCAACCGCAACCAGGCCCGCAAACGACATTCCTTGGAACCGACGCTGATATTGCAATTTACGGCGGTGCGGCCGGCGGTGGTAAGAGTTTTGGACTTCTGCTTGAGGCGACTCGCTTCGTTAACCATCCAGGCTTCGGTGGCGTCATCTTCCGACGTACCCTGTCTGACGTCAAGAAGGAAGGCTCGATCTGGGACTCATCGTTCCACGTATTCCCTTATTGGGGTGGCCGTCCTCGCATGGACAACCTGTCGTGGCGCTTCGGAGGAGTTGGCGGCGTAGCGATCACATTCTCCCACCTTGAGCATGAAAAGAACATGCTCGACTGGATGGGCGCGCAGGTTCCGTTCATTGGCTTCGACGAATTAACGCACTTCTCCAAGAAGGCGTTCTTCTACATGCTGTCGCGTAATCGAACGACTTGCGGCGTCCGGCCGTATGTTCGCGCGACCTGCAACCCTGATGCAGACTCGTGGGTCCGCGAGTTCATCAGTTGGTGGATCGACGATAAGTCTGGATTCGCCATCATGGAGAGATCCGGCATTCTCCGCTGGTTCATCCGCGACGGCGACAACATGATCTGGGGCGACTCCAAGGAGGAGTTGACCGATTCTCATCCAGGCTCGATGCCTAAGAGCGTCACATTCATTCCATCGACGCTCGATGATAACAAGATTCTTTGCGAGCAAGATCCGAACTATCGAGCCAACCTGCTCGCCCTTAGTAAGGTTGACCGCGAGCGCCTGCTCAATGGTAACTGGAACATCCGTCCGTCGTCTGGTCTCTACTTCCAAAGGCATTGGTGCGAGATCGTTGACGTCATCCCAGCAGGCACGAAGTTCGTTCGTGGTTGGGACAAAGCAGCGACTCCAAAGACGGAACAGAATGATCCGGACGCGACGTGCGGAACCAAGATCGGGCGATGCCCTGACGGTCGTTTCATCGTAGCCGACCACATCAAAATCTTTGGCGCTCCAGAGCGTGTCAAAGGCATCATGCGCACGACTGCCGAAAGAGATGGTCGTGCGTGTCGCATCCATGTTCCGCAAGACCCAGCATCGGCTGGTAAGGCTGATATGGAGGCAGATCGTAAGAACCTAGCAGGGTTCAATGTCCGTTTCGCCGTCAACGCTCGTGGCATCCCAGGTGGAGACGCCAAACTAACGCGTTTCTCACCGTTCTCTGCACAGGCCGATCCTGGCACTAACGGAAAATACGGCAACGTCATCGTACTCCGCGGCAACTGGAATGAGACCTGGTTTAACGACCTGGAAGCGTTTCCTGAATCGAAACATGACGACTCCGTCGATTCAACCTCGGAAGCCTTCAACGGATTAGCCGGCAGGTTCGCAAGAGGCGAAGCGCTTCTCATGCTTACGACGCAAGAACGGTTGGCTTCACCAGAGCCTAAGCCGGAGCCCATCACGATCGAATATGCGAAGGGCTCGGTGGAATACCAGGAGCAATTCGATAACCAATAAGGTTCAGACATGCCCCAAGGCGGTGTGAAAACCCCAATTTCAACGCCCGCAATGAGGGCTGGGTTCCAGGATGGCCAATGGCTGTTCTCTCCTGGCACTCCGCCAGACCCGCCTGCTGGGCCGATGCCTACTCGGTCGTTAGACTTCCCGACCGGCTACAACATGATCTGGACGCCGCGCTCGTATGAGCCGTTCGCGTTTCCAGAACTACGTGCATTCTCAAACGTCGAACTGGTTAGGCTCGCCATAGAGACCCGCAAGGACCAAATTTCTCGTCTCGATTGGTGCGTAAAGACTCAAGTAAAAAAGAAGCCCCGCGGCGACGCCGACGAGCGTATTTCCAAGTGTGAAAAACTATTTCGCAAACCTGACGGGCGAACGCGCTTCGCTGATTTCACGAGGCATATGGTCGAGGACATGCTCTCGATCGACGCTACTGCAATCGAGCGGCGCCGAAACAAGTCAGGAGATCTCATCGGCCTCAACTTGGTCGACGGTTCGACAATCAAACTTCTCGTTGACGAGTATGGTCGCACTCCATTCGCTCCGCTTCCTGCGTACCAGCAGGTCATCAAGGGCGTTATTTGGAACGACTTAACGACTGACGACATGATCTACGCACCGCGCAATGTCCGCGCTGGCCACCTGTACGGCTTCGGTCCGGTAGAACAGATCATCGTCACGATCAACACGCTAATGCGCCGTCAGGCTTTGCAACTGGCCCAATTCACTGACTCGAACATCCCGGCAGGCTTCCTGTCGATGCCTGACGAGTGGGAACCGGACCAACTGAAAGAGTGGCAAGACAATCTTGATGCGCGTCTCTCTGGCAACCTAGCTCAGCGTTCCAAACTTCTTTCTGTACCGAATGGCACAGAATACCAGACTTGGAAAGAGGCGCCCATCAAAGATGAGTTCGACGAGTGGCTGGCCCGTATCGTCTGTTATGCTTTCAATCTGCCGCCCACGCCGTTCATCAAATCGATGAACCGTGGCACTGCGCAGGAAGATCAAGACCGCGCCCTTGAGGAAGGTCTTGAGCCCATACTTCGATGGCTCAAAGGCATCTTCGACGGGATCATCCAAGACGACATCGGCTTCCCCGAGCTTGAATTTTCTTGGGTCACGGTTCGCGACATCGACATTGAGAAACAGTCTCGCGTCCATGACGTTCAGCTTCGCAATGGCACCAAGTCAATCAATGAAATCCGAGACGAACTCGGCATGAAGGAGTTGGGTCCAGAAGGCGATATTCACTACGTTTACACCGCCACCGGCGCGATGCCTGTCGACAAACTTGAAGATCAAGCCGAAGCGCAGATTGACTCTTTGGAACAGCCACCGGCGGGAGCCACCAGCTCCACGAAACCAAAAAGCTCCAAAGACAGAGCGCGTCCGAAAGCGACATCCTCTTCGCCGTCTCCTCAGCGCAATAAGCCACAGACTCAATAGTCAATTCTGAGGAAACATGAAACGCGTCATCATATCTGTCGTCGCGTTTATCGCGGCGTCTAGCTCCACGTTTGCACAAGCCATCGTTCCAGTAGGAACGGTCGACATAAATTTCACCTCGACTACGCCCCAGTTTCTCGTGGCCGCCCCTACTGCCGGTCGAACCAGCGTGATTCATTATCATATTATCTCGGCTGGCACGACAAACTTCTCACTAGTCTATGGCACGCAGTCATCTACCCCGTGTGACACCAATCAGGTCACGATCGACGGTCCTATGTCGTTGACATCGCAAAGTGGCCTCTCCGCTGGAGACGGCTCTGGCGCTGTGATCACGATTCCATATGGCCAGCAACTTTGTGCGGTGTCGTCTGTAGCGGTTCAGATCGGCGGATCTATGACTTACTACTTCAGACCGTAATCGGTTTACTTCATTCAATAGGAATTATCATGGCTACTTTTAAGCTGATGCCAGTCAGCCCTCCGCATAAGATGACGGTCGGCGGCCGCACATATACCGGCGTTGCTGGTGTCCCAATTGATGCTCCCGATTTTGACGCAGCGATCTTGACCGCTGGAAACAATGGTTGGGTATCGATTGGGTTTAGCGGCACCACGGCCCAGCGCCCCGTCAACCCGCCAATCGGCGCACTCTTTCATGACAACACCCTTGGGTACGTCATTGTCTGGGAAGGCGCTGCTTGGCGTAACCCGTCGACAGGTGCATCAATCTAATGCGCTTCTATGGCTCGTTCTCAAAGGTCAATCAGGAGGAGCGAACCGTTAGCGGTTATGCTTCGACAGAGGCCGTAGACGAAGTCGGTGAACGTATCCTCAAGAGCGGCATCGAAGAGGCGCTCGCTGACTACATGAAATTCGCCAACATCCGAGAGATGCACGAACCGTCCGCGGTCGGCATCGCCTCTGATGCTTTCGTCGATGACAAGGGTCTCTACATCACTGCGAAAGTGGTCGACTCCCAAGCTTGGGAGAAGGTCACTGCCGGTGTCTACAAGGGGTTCAGTGTCGGCGGAAGGGTGCTCAAACGCAATGACACGGATCGCCGCGTCATTGAGAAAATGCGACTGTGCGAGATTTCTCTCGTCGATCGTCCCTGTAACCCCGAAGCGGTTTTCGATGTCTACAAGGCAATCGACGCTGACGAAATCGGAGAAGACATGACCGTTAAAGAAAAGACGGCGGGCGTCGAGGAAGTCATCCTCGAAAAGTCCGTTGATGATAAGGCCACCGAAGAGTTGGTCGTTGTAGAAACTGCCACCGAGACGGTCGAGAAGGCCGTCGACGAAGTGGTTGCCGAGGAGACGGTTGATCCGGTCGCCAAGGCTGATGCTCTCCTGTCCGAGATCGAGGCTTCCCTGAAGTCGGTCGAAGGCGAAGAGGTTCAAAAGTCTGCTGACGAGATGATGGCAGAGCTGAACACGATGATCGAAGGGCTTAACTCCAAGCTCGACGCATTCGAAGCCCAGCTTGCCGAGAAAGAGGTCGAAAAGGCCGCTCTCGCAGAACAGATTGACACCCTGACCAAGGCCGCTTCCGTCAAGGAAGAGGCTCTCACGGACAAGGGAGAGTTCATTGCCAAGTTCGCCGACAGAACATCGGCTGCGATTGAGACGCTGACGAAGCGCCTTGATGAGCAGAAAGAGGCTTTCGAGAAGCGCCTTGAAGAGGTGCGTGCGGAAGCCATGCTGATGCCTGCCCCTGCGAAGACGCTTGGTCCCGGCGCTGGCATTGCTGGCGTAGTCGAAAAGGGCGCGGACGCCGCTGGTGTTCCTGTCTCCGACAAGCGCACAGAACTTTCCGATGAGGAAATCGGCAAGGCTCTAGCGTCCATGTCGCCGAATGATCAAGCCCTCGCGCTGATCAAGTCGGCCCTCAAGTTTCCGCGTCAGATCGCGGTTCGCTAACACCCCATCCACCAACGCCCCGCCTTAGTGCAGGGCTTATTTTTTGAGAGAAAAATGACTGAAGAATTCCGCAAGTCGGTTATCGACTCGCTTAAGGCGCCGAGCGAAGACATCGCTCGCACCATCATGCAGCAGGCTGGTATGAGCCCTGATGCAATCAATAAGGCCGCTACGATCACGCAGGCCACTGGCCTCGTCGCGTTCGACCTACAGGCTCCTGCGAAGAACCTCTACCCGGTTAACACGCCGATCCGTAACAAGCTTCCCCGCGTCGGCGGTGGAGTTGGTACTGCGACGAACTGGCGCCAGGTGAACGCTATCATCGGGTCGGGCTTCGACGCGATGGGCTGGGTTCCG